GATGGGAGTAAAGCTTGGTACTCTAATGGAAAACGCCATCGTGAAGATGGTCCTGCGGTTGAATACCCCGATGGACATAAAGTTTGGTACTCTAATGGAAAACGCCATCGTGAAGATGGTCCTGCGGTTGAATACCCCGATGGACATAAAGTTTGGTACTCTAATGGAAAACGCCATCGTGAAGACGGTCCTGCAATTGAACATGCCGGTGGAGATAAATCTTGGTACGTCGATGGAAAACGCCATCGTGAAGACGGTCCTGCTATTGAATTTGCCGATGGACATAAAGAATGGTACGTCAATGGAGTGGAACACGATGAACAAGAATTCCTCAAGCGAACTGCTCCAGAAATCGTCTTGACGATGGACGAGATTGCATCTAAGTTTGGGATTGATGTTAGCAAGTTGAAGATCTCTAAGTAAGGAACACGAAACGAACACGAAACGAACATTATGACTCCAGTATACATTAACATCGGCAAATATGGCGACAAGCATTACTACAAGGACAAAGCAATGACGATACGCCATCGTGAGGATGCTTGGAAAATAGCTGAAAAAGAAGGTCAGATCAGACGAAAAGTATCTTCTGATGGAACGCTCTACAGTGAGAACCTTTATTAAAAACTAGATCACACTCAGGACATGAAGCAAGAACTTTATATCGAACTTGATGGTAACACATCCAAAGAACTTTGGGATAATCTAATGGATTTGATGTGTGAAGCATGTAAATGTAAAAACGATGAGGGGGTGGACGAATGGCCACTGTTGATGTCAAAGAGTTATAAGGGACTGATCAAAGTGGTTGATCTTGGCAAGGGGAATACCAGCGGAAACCAATATCATAAAGATGTAGAGATCAAAAAATTGAAAGCCGAAATTACCAATTTGGAGAATAGAAAATCGGGACACAATATTTTGAATTATGTGTGATTGTTATAAAATTGGTGGACCTTGGATTGCAGAAGACCCGAATTGTCCAGTTCATGGAACTGAGGCTAGGATTAAAACAAACAAGATTGAAGCTCTTAAAACAAGAGCCGATCAAGCTACAAATCTTGAAGAAGTGACGGCAATATTAAAAGACTTTATTGATCTACAATCGGAATGATTTCTCTTAAAAACTAGACTACACCGATACCATGAAAGCAAGTTATCGCAAAACAAAGACTGGATTTTACCCTGTAATTATCTTCAATAACAAATCGCGCATGACGCATCGTGTCCAATGTTTCACAAAAGATTCGGCAATTAGGCTTGCGGAAAGTGTTATCAACGACATTATCAATGTCGGGATTATCTCAGAATATCAAGAAAAATGAATATTCAAGCATACGTTAATATTGAGCCTATAACAATCAAGAGAGAATTGACCAGAGGTGAGTGTCTGGAATTCATCACGGAAATTGATGCTGCATACAAGGATGTGGGTTTCACGTTGGAATTGATCAAAATCCTGATGAAGTCTGTTAAGGGTGATCTGGAGGATTTTGAATGGAATGAATTATTGGAATCATTCACGAAATTATGATCAAGATACCTGAAGAAATTATAAACAGATTCAATTTACCAAATACGGCATTTTTATCTGGAAGTAGAGCCATGGGATTCCCAAGAGAAGGGAGTGATTGGGATGTTTGTATTCCCAACCATTTAATAGCGGATATTAAAGACAAATGTGATAATATCAAGGAAAGTGAATACTTTGAGGGTTTTATAACACAATTTGGAGAATATAAAGTGAATTTTATCCCTCTCCATCCCTTAGATATGGTTTGTTGGATTTTAGCAACCAAAACAATTGCTGATTTGAACAACACTTTTGAACATACCAGAGTGAAAGAACCTGCAATGCGTCATGGAATATTTGAAACATTCAGGGGAGTATTTAAAACGACCATTGTTTACGAGGGAGCAGAGGCACTTCATCCGATAATTGAAAAGCTGCTTGCCGATTCTTAAAAACTAGAACACAATACCCCCATGCAGATTAACACGCTAGAAACCAAATTCGCCAAATGCTCCTCAATCGAGATTCCCGATTCCTACTTCAATAGGATGACTACGGGATGTTCCGAAATTGACATGATGTTTGGCACTGAACATCTTTCCGGCTTTATGTCTGGTAGTGCAATCTCCATCTGTGGCGTTGGAGGTTCTGGAAAATCTACCGCACTGTGTCAAATAGCTCAAATGCTTACCACCCAAGGTAAACGTGCTGCCATTGCTTCTGGCGAGGAATCCCATCTTCAAATCGCCTATGCTTGCAAGCGTTTGGGTGTTACGGATGTTGATGTTGCCCATATCAGCAACGTGGAGGATATTGCGGAAGCCATGTCTGATTACGATTTCATGGTGGTGGATAGCTTTCAAGCCCTTCGTTCTTCCAATTCTAAAATGAAGAAGAGGGAATTCTACCAATACGCACAAGATTTGCTTCTATCAACTGCCAAGGAAACCGGATGCGTTCTGGTGTTCGTTCTCCATATCACAACCCAAGGTCTTCCCAAGGGAGGAACCGATATCATCCATGCCGTGGATGTGAACATGAAAGTCACGGTGGATAAGGAGGATGATTCCATGCGTCTCTTCCATGTATATAAGAATCGCTTCGGGGAAACCAAGATTCACATGGCAATGATGACTTCCAAGGGATTTGACTTCAAGGGTGCTTATGTTGCTCCTGTGGAAGCTGAAAAGCCTAAGAAGAATAAGACTCCCACTGCGGAGATTCGCAAGGAAGAAATTCTCAATATGGATGAACCTCCTCACTTGACTCTGGATCGGGTGTGTGATAAGCTTGAGGTGTCCGGTCAAACCGCTGGCATTCTCCTTCGGGAGCTTGTTGGAGAGGGTAAGATGCAGAAATTTGGCAGGGGTGTGAACGCTGTCTGGAAAATCGCACAAGAATGTCAGAAATTACACAAACATTTAACGAAATAATATTATGGAAGAACACGATTATTACAGAGTTCAGGTGACTAAAAAAATAAAAAACCCATCATTCAGTATGATATTGAACATTCTTTTATTAGAAGATGGGAATCTACCAAGGATGCTTGCGTCGATCTGAATTTAAATAGTTCTAGTATGTCAAATCATCTAAGTGGCAAAACCCGTCATTGTGGTGGTTATTTGTGGGAATTTGAAAATAAAAAATAATAAAATGCGAGTTGTAATAAATAAATGTTTTGGGGGGTTTAGCCTTTCCAAAAAAGCGGTGCGAAGAATGGCGGAACTTCAAGGGAAGGAATGTTATTTTTTCAAAAATGATTTTAAAACCAATCAATACATCCCCATTGAGGATGATGCTGAAGAATGGTGTTGGTTTGCATTCCATGTTCCCAATCCGAATGATTACCAATCTGAAAAAGAGTGGCGTGAAATGACGATTGAAGAGAGGCAAGCAGATAACAAGAAATGGGATGCCATCTCCATTGATAAAAGACTAAGCGATAGGAGTGATCCTGCTATGATTCAAGCTGTGGAAGAGTTGGGGGAAGCTGCCAACGGTGATTGTGCGGAACTGAAGATCGTGGAAATTCCTGATGGTGTGAAATACACTATTGCGGAATACGATGGTATGGAGCATATCGCAGAAGTCCATAACACTTGGGGATAAGAATATGAAATTTTTTAACATTTTCAGAAAAGAAACTTGGTCGGTGATCAAGGAAGAACTCGCCGTTGTAACTGTTGGATACTACGATTCTGGTTGGCCAATGGGACAAATTGAGGCAACCTTAATATTTGAAGAGAGTAACAAAGGAAACAAACGATGCTGGATGAAAGAACATTGATGGGAACACTGTGGAGGAATTCAATGATCTGCCGAATCCCAAGAATTGTCAGATCATCACAAGAAGAATCAACGAATAAAAACTAGAATACACTGATCCCATGCCCGACATTGAAATTAACGGAACAAAATTGTGCGTATCTTTGGAAACCATCATCAATGGAATGTCCAAGGAACAGAAGAGAGAAGTCCTATCATGGCTTGCCACCGATGGGGAAGTCATGGAATCCGTGGTGGATCATATTCTGGGAAGGGATGAGCAAGGATGGTCAACGGGTGATCCAAACCGTTGCCAACAAATCCTTGGGGAAGTGGAGGATTTCCATCTTGCTGATGTCAGATATAACTGGAAACCTTGGGATGAAATCAAGCAGAAATTGAAGAACATTCGTGCTGATGAGCGTCTGTATTGGGTTCTCTATCATCAAATTGACGCACAAACGAGTAGTATGGTGTTCAATGAATTACGGAGACTTGGGGTGGAATCCAATTACACAACCAAAGAGGCTGATGAGGATATTGCCACGATCCATGAGGTTATCAAGGATACGTTCAAACAGATGGCTAAAGATAAGGTTAAAAACTAGAATACAATAGCAACATGTTTAAGCTACCACAAATAATCATTGGCTGTATCCTATTCTTTATCGGCATGTCCATCCCTCTGGGATTCTTCAGCCTGTTTGGTATGTTATTGGCACTTGTTGGCACGTTCTTTATCTCCCGTCCTTTCGCATTGGATAGCGGATTTGGGAATACTCCCATGTTCTTCCTGTTGGGCATGTTCGTGTTTATCCCCTCGTTCTTTTTAACACGAAAGACTTTCATTGAATTTGGTATGGATGACTTAACAATCGGGGCAATCCGTCTCACACTTTGTATGGTGGGGGGTGTGCTTGCCTTTCTCTCAATCTCAAAATCATAATATGACATTGGAACAATTCCAACAAACCAAGCAGAAAGAACTTGCAAATCTCATTCCATGTCGTAAGATCGCTTACGAAGAGGGAACGGATCACAAGGTTGTTCTAAGCAATGACAAGTTCTGGGACTTATTCGCATTCTTCAAGAATCAATGGCACTACATTACAACAATTAAGATATAACATGACAAAGTATCAAAAATTATGGTTTGAAGAAGGTTATTATGATAACCAACAAGGGGAACATCCCGAAGCATTTTGTCAGGAAAAGTGGATGAAGTCCATATATGACTGTGGTTGGGGTGGTGAACAATTTACAATGATTGTGGAACACTTTCCATTCTACAAACAAGGAGCAACAAAAGCATATAACGAAAAAAACAAATAACATGGCTAATAAAAAAACAAGGGCAAGTCGGGCAAGAGGATGGTGCAGCACACTGGATGAGCAAACCAATGGCAACAAAATCTTCAAGGGAGACGTTTGCGATACTGCATGGAACGCGAAAGCATCCAACAAGCGAGCGCGAAAGGTCTATGGTAGGATATCACAACAAGGCAAGGACTGATGGGTAGCATGTTTGACAACCGCAAGATTCTCCATGGCCTTCCAAAGGATGGTCAGAAGATCGAAGCCATTACTAACAAAACCAATTCGTGGTTTCTATCAGTGGTGGAAGATACTAAAAAGCTGAAGATTGGAAAGGAATATACTGTTCTCAAGACGGAACTCAATTCATCCAGTTCTTATGTGTGGCTTGAGGAATTTGGAAAAGATGTATTCTTTAATATACATAGCTTTGAATGGGAACTCCCGAATCTTGATCCAAATGATCTGATTGGGTTTTTCGTTTCCGATATGAATACCATTCATCACAAATATGGGTGGGGTGTTCAAGTGGGGGAGAATATCAGACATGAGGGAAATCCCATGATCGTGGTGAAGTGTGAGAATAAGGAACATGTCGATTACATCACAAGCGTAGAATTTAAAAACTAGAATACAATAAAGACATGAAATACACAGTAATTTGGGAAGACCGCTGGCAATCAGGATCACATCATCATTGTATCACAAAGAAGACTTGGGTGGAAGCTAATTCCATTGAAGACCTTATGAAAGAATATGGTGATTATGCCCGATTCATTTTTGAGGGACATATCCTAACTTTGGGGGAAGAATTCAATCAGGAATTGGTTGATGTGATTGTTTAAAAACTAGAATACAATATCAATATGAATAACGAACAACAAA